CCAGAAGAATATCCTTATGATGTTCCATTTGAAGATCGTAGTATATTCAAGAGTGACTTTGATGGTCGTGTTGATATCATACCAGTATCTGATCCTAACATACCTTCTAACGCACACCGTATGATGATGGCTAATATGGCATTACAAATGTCACAACAGTCACCTCCCGGTATGTTTAATCTAGAAGCTTTGAATAGAACAATACTAGAAGCAGCCAACATGCCTAATCTAGAAAACATATTACCTGCAAAGGTTGAGCCTCAACAGATGGACCCAGTGTCAGATATCATGGCTGCAACTAAAGGTATACCTATTGCTGCCTTTCCGGGTCAGAACCATGATGCTCATATACAAACTAAGATGGCTTATCTTCAAGATCCTCAGAATGGAGCTAATCCTATTATGAAACGTATAGGACCAATCATTGAAGCTAATATACAAGAACACTCAGTTATGAAGTATCAAGAGCAGATGAATGGTGTAGCACAACAAGCTATTAGTCAACTACCACCAGAACAGCAACAAGATCCTTCAGTAATTGAGATGGTGATGGCACAAGCTGCACAACAAGTTATGAATGCTAATCAAGCTGCTGGTATGGCTCAGTCACCTGAACAACAACTCGTAGCTCTTGAACAAGCCAAGGTAGAACTAGAGAAACAGAAGCTACAACAAGATACAGTTGTACAAGCTGCTGAGATGGAACTAAAAGAGAAGCAACTAGAACTTGATGAAAATAAACAAATCATTGATATGCTTGAGTCAGGTGCTGCTGATAACTTTAAGAAAGAGAAAGCTAAACTTGATAGAGAAGCTAAGAAAGAACTTAAGTCTATGGATGTTCTTGGCAGGTTAGCAGTAGAAGAAGAAAAGCAAATGAGTGAAGATGATAGAACAGCAGAAAATAATTTAAAAGATTTAATTGAAAAGGAGAAAGATAATGATGAAGAAAGGTAAAGGATATCCAGAGCATGTCAAAGATACTGACAAGTCTTTTGGTGATCCGTTTGCACAAGATGTAACTGGTGGACGTAATATCCGCAGTTCATTAAACAAATGGGATGACTTCTCTTGGAAGGCATCTGATAAAGGAACCAAACAAAAGTAATGGAAATTTGGGATGAAGTTATTAAGGAGTTTAATCAGGAGATTAATAACCTTAGACTTACTTTAGGAAATGGTAATGCAGAAGACTATGCTCATTACCGTCAGATTGTTGGATCTATCTCTAGTCTGGAATGGGCTAGAAATAATTTAACAGAAATTATTAAAAAACGAACATATGGAGATGAAGACTAAAATGAGAGAACAACACTTAGGTGGATCAGTAAAGAATGATAAATGGATTACAGATGTAGAAGAAGTGGCAGACCCAGAAGTATTGCCAGAGCTTCCCGGCTATCATGTATTAATACGTCCTGTCTCAGTAAAGAGTGTAACAAAAGGTGGTATTTATATTCCTGACTCTACTAAAGATGATATGTCTTACCTAACAACTGTGGGTAGGGTAGTAGCATTAGGAGAACTAGCTTATCTTGATAAAGAAAAGTTTCCTGCTGGTGCTTGGTGTAAGGTTGGTGACTATGTTTCTTATGGAAAACTAATAGGAACTAAGCTTTTTTATAAGGGTGTACGCTTTATTCTACTCTTTGATGACCAGATAACCATGAGACTAGAAGACCCAAAAGACCTTGATCCTACATTTAATTTAAGTAAAGGGTCTAATTAATTTGGGAAATAGTTAATTATATGATATAATATTACCAATACGTAAATCGTTTGTTTCGTAAACAACGGAAGGATAATAAAATGAAAGATGATGATTGGAACACAGTCAGTGTTCAGAATGCAGAGCAAGAAGATAAAATTGAAATTGAATTTGAAGAAGAACCTGAGACTGAACCTAAGATAGAAGCACAGGAAAAAGAAGAAACTAAGGTAGAGATTGAACAGGAAGAACCTGTTAAAGAAGAAGTCAAAGCTGAAGAACCTGAACTAGAAGGTATTAAAACTCAGGGAGCAGAAAAAAGAATAAGAAAACTTATTAGAGAACGTAAAGAACGTGATGAACATATTCAAGCTCTCATCCAAAAAAATGAGGAATTAACTAGTAACCTCAGAACAAAAGATAAAGAAGTAAATGTACTAGGGAAGTCTAGTTTAGATGCTTCTGAGAAACAACTAACTGATAAGATAGAACTAGCAAGAGCAGTTTACGCAGAAGCCTTTGAAGAAGGTGATAAAGATAGAGTTCTTAAAGCACAGGAAATGCTTAATGATGCTCAGATAGATCTTAAGAATGTAACTGCTGCTCAGAATAATTATCAGGAGATACAGGAAGAAGTTGCACCACAACAACAGGTACAGCGTCAACCTGCACCTCAAAGGACTGATCCAAAAGCAGAGGAATGGGCTGCTAATAATGATTGGTTTGGTAAAGATAATGTTATGACTGCTGCTGCTCTAGCAATAGATGCAGAGCTAAAAGGAGAAGGGTATGATCCAACAGATCAAGACTTCTATCAAGAAATTAATAAAAGGATTCAATCGGCTTTTCCGCAAAAGTTTGAGGAAAGCCAAAACCGTGTGCAGGAAAATACGTCACAACCTGCTCAAGTAGTATCAGGGGGTTCACGTTCATCCCCAACCAGTTCTAAGAAAGTTAAACTAACAAAAGAAGACGTTAGGTTAGCACAGAAATGGGATATACCGCTTGAAAGATATGCTGCTGAGAAATTAAAAGTTGATGACTCAGATGGCTATACAAACATATTGTAACGTGGGAGATAAAGAATGACAACACGAAATGAAGTACGTAGTAATACAAGTCGAGAAGCCAAGACAAGAGAAGAAGAGTGGACCTTTGAGGAGCCAGATGCCCTCCAAATACCTGAAGAGGTAGAAGCACGATTCAACAATGACGGTCTGTCATTACGTTGGTTACGCATATCTGTAAAAGGCCAAGATGATATCACTAATATTGGCAAGAAACAGCAACAGGGTTGGGAATTTGTAACACCTGATGAGGTTCCTGAACTTGCAATTACATCCTTCGTAAGGAAAGAAGGTCGTTATACTGGAACAGTCTGTCGTGGAGACGTAGCATTGGCAAAGTTGCCAACTGGTAAAGTAACGGCTAGAAGGAAGCATTATGAGAATAAAGCTAATAACATGATGGATGCAGTAAATGCACAACTCATGCAAGGTAATAACTCTCGTATGCCGATTACAAATTCAAGTAAGTCAGTAATAACAAAAGGAAGGCAACCGTCTTTTCAAGACTAAGCTTTTCTTTTTAACATAGGAGAAACACATGTCTACTACTAAAGCATTTCGTGGCTTTACTCCTGCTCGTATGAAAGGTGGAGGTTACAATAATGAAGCTGTAACTGACATCATTGCTTGGTCATCTACTGGCCTTGCAGGTACACCTACTAACAACATTTTCACTGGTGATCCAGTAGTTCTGCCGGGTGCAAACTTTGCAACTATCTCACCATTTATTGCTACAACTCTTAAGCCTTCAGGGGTTTTCATGGGCTGTCAGTATGTTGAAAATGGAGAACAAAAATTCTCACGTTACTGGACGGGTGGAACTAGTGCCTCAGATATTAAGTTTTTCGTCATTACTAATGCCGATCAAACTTATCACATTCAATGTTCGCTAACCTTATCTGCTGCTGAAGCTCTCATTGTAAAGAACTACAATGTAACCGTCAGTTCAACAGCATCTTCAGGAAGCACTACAACTGGTCAATCCAGTTACTACCTATTAGCTGCATCTGGTGCTGAAACAGAACAGGCTGCACGGGTTATTGGTAGAGCGCAACTACCTGATGAAGGTGATAGCGATGCATACCCAATCGTTGAAGTATATCTTAACACTCACCGTGATAATTATGTCACGGCAACAGCATCTAGTGCTTAATAGGGAGGATTTATTATGGCTATAAATAGAGCTAGTATTAGTAAAGAACTCCTTCCCGGCTTAAATGCTGTGTTTGGAGTTGAGTATGGAGAAGTTAATGATGAGCATAAGCCTCTCTATGAAATTGAAAACTCAGATCGTGCTTTTGAAGAAGAAGTACTATTCACTGGATTTGGCTCTGCGCCAACTAAAGGTGAAGGTGCTGCCGTTACTTATGATGACGCACAAGAGAGTTATGTAGCCCGTTATACGGCTGAGACTGTAGCATTGGCATTTGCCATTACAGAAGAAGCAATGGAAGACAATCTTTATGATACGTTTGCCAAGCTTCGTGCTAGAGGTCTTGCCCGTGCAATGGCTAACACTAAGCAGGTTAAAGCTGCAAACCTATTCAACAATGGTTTCTCAGATACTATTGGTGATGGTGCTGCTTTCTTCTCTGCTGCACACCCAACCATCTCTGCTGGTAATCAGAGCAACTTAGCTGCTGCTGCTGACCTGTCAGAGGCTACACTTGAAACCATTCTAACGAACATCCAGAAGATTACGGATGATCGTGGTATCTTAATTGGTGCAAGTGCTAGAAGTCTACACATCCCAGTTGACTCATGGGCGATTGCAGATCGTATTATGTCTAGCCCCGGTAATACTCAAACGAGTGCTGCTGCTGCTAACCCTAATAACAATGCAATCAATGCTACTCGTCACCTTGGTATGCTACCTGATGGTTACTACATCAACCGTAGGTTCACAGACACTGACGCTTACTTTGTCAAGACTGACGTACCTAACGGTGCTAAGATGTTTAACCGTACCCCACTTCAGACCAAGATGGAGCCAGACTTCGATACTGGTAATCTTCGGTTCAAGGCACGGGAGCGTTATAGCTTTGGTGTTTCTGATTGGCGTGGTTACTTCGGTAGCGCAGGTTAATTAATATATGGGGGAGAGGTGCAAAGCCTCTTCCTCATTATTATAAGGAGATGATATGAGTACAAATATTAAAGCAGCTACCAATACAAGTATTAATGGTGAAGTTAAAACTCTGTTTAGATATGTAGATAGTAATGCAACTGTAGGTAATAATGGAACAGGTAACAACCGTCCAACCACTACAAGAATTTTAGCTGTACATACTTACTCTACATTAGCAGGTGAAATAGAAATTACAGGTGCAAGGCAGATTACAAATAAGACTGCTAAAGGCACAGCTATACGATACAGAGTTGGAGCTACGGATTCTAATGATATGTATATAGGAGAATTAGGCATAGGTGTAAATGGAGTAGTTTGTTGTAGCACTTCAGGTACAGGAACAATGCTTCCAACAATTACTTTATATGTAGGTTAGTATGCCGAATTACTCTTACTTAAAGACAGACTTAATCAATACGACTGAGAATGACTCTACTGAGTTTGCTACTCAGGTGTCTACAATTATCTATAAGACAGAGCTACGTATGATTAAAGATCTTGATGATGCTGGATTAAATGAGTACACAACAATATCTGTGTCTTCTGGTAATGCAGGAACTGTGTCTTTAAATGACAGAGTTAGAATTGTTCGTAATGTAAACTATAAAGTTAGCACAGGAACAACAGTAACAAATCTTCTTCAAAGGACAGTAGCCTATGTAAACGACTATTGGCCTGTAAGTGCATCTACAGGAACGCCTAGATATTACACAAGGCGTAACAACTCAAGTATAAAAATAGTCCCTACTCCAGTTTCAGCACTTACAGTTGAGATACAAACACAGTCATCACCACTCCCTCTAGCATCTGCTACAGGTACGAGTGTAACTATAAGTAATTATCTTAGTGAATATTGTTATGAAGCTCTCTTTGCAGGATGTATGGTAGAGTCAACAATGTATATGAAAGATTGGAATACACTTCCTATATGGCAGAATGAATATCAAAATGCTATATTAAAACTTAACAATCAGGCTAGACGTACTAGACAAGATGATATGGCATTGGCTGCATCACCTGCTGGTGGTCCTGATACATTAGCACCTACTCAGCCGTAGGAGAATAGGATGGCTGATAAAGTAGGAGGAATAAAACAATTTAAACCTAAGAAAAAGAAAATAGGACGTAGCAAATTAAGTCGTTTTGGTATTCCTGCATTAGGTTTTGGAATTGGAGCAGGATTTGGATATGATGGTCCTCAAATTCCAAGTATTACAAAAGCTGTAACAGGTAAAGAAGATGATGTAATAGATTTAGTTTCTGAAATGGGTATTATAGTAGGTGCAGAAAAAGGTGCAAAAAAAGCAGCACAGACAAAGTTATTAAAAAATCTATTAGGAAAATTTACGAAAGGTATGGGTAAGAGAGCAGCATTAGGAGCAATACCAGCCATAGGACCAGCTATTGCTACTGGTTATGGAATAAGTTCATTAGGAACTATAGCTAAATTTATATATGATTCACCTAAAGAAGAAAGAGATAAGTATATAGAAGCTATAAAACAATCACCACGAATAATAAATGAATTAGCTAGAGAGAATAGAACAAAAACTAGAAAAAAATTTAAAAAACAAACAGATCGTTCTAAAGCATTATTTAATCCAACAAAAAAAGAACTTCTTGAAAGATCTAAAAGAGTTGTAAGAAAAAAAGGTGGTAAAGTAGGAAGACCAAAAGGTGTAGGCTGTGCCATCAGAGGACATGGAAAGGCTATGAAGCGTGGTAAGTAGAGCAAGTGCAAGACAACAGATTATGAAGCCTGGAAGAAAAAAGAAAAAAATTAAAAAGGTAATGGGTGAGTT